GTACAAACAGTGTTGTCGGTTTACTTTTAATAAATATATTTACAGAAGAGGGAATAGGTCCAGGGTCTAACTATGTGATTGGCAAAAGGTTGCGTGATCTCTACAATAATATTACAGTTTCAAATGTTATTTTTGATTCACCAGTTGGGCCTGAAGTTTTAGCATCTAGTCCAGAAGGTAAATTTCAAACTCAAATTAGAGTAACATTTGAAATATATGAGGAACTTTAATCATGCCAAAACTTGAAATCACTGAAGAAATGCTTGACGCTATCGAAGCTGTCAAGGGTGTAAGAGATTCTCAATTATGGGACCCTAATTGCAAAAGATATATGGAGAATCAAGAAAAATCTAAAAAAGATGTAAAAAAGGCAAAAAAAGGTTAATATAAAATAAATACTTTCTTTTTGTTATGGCTGCTTTAAAAGGTGATGTTGGTAAAATAATGTTTCACAATACTGCTGGTGGTACAGAAGCTGATATTGGTGGTTTAAGATCATGGTCTTTATCTATTACCAAAGATACGCTAGAAACCACAGTAATGACAAACACATCAAAAACCTTTATAGGTGGTCTTATTTCTGGAGAGGGTTCAGCAACCCTTATTTATGATAATGCTGGCAACTCAGATTATCTTTCTTTTGTTGAAGATATATTAACAACAAATGATGACGCTGGAGCATTGTTTGAATTGTTTCCCGATAATGCAGCAAGTTCAAAAAAGTTTGGTTTTTCTGGAATTATTACAAATGCAGAATATGGTGCAACACTTGGTGAAATTCAAGAAATAAATATTACATTCCAGACTTCAGGTGCAATTACTTCAGATATATAGTAAATTTAAGATACTTTGCACTTAATTTATGCCAAACAAAAGAACGATTGACCTGTTAACTGAATCATTTAAAGATCAGATGACAGCCAGAAGAAAATATCAATTTAAAAATTCTAAAGGTGAAAAAGTTGTTGATTTATATTTTAGGCCGTTAACAAGATTTGATAGGCAAAGAGCGCAAAGCGTTGCTGGTACTGATGAAGCTTTAACTATTTCGACTCAATTACTTTGTCAAATGGCAGAGCTTGAAGATGGAACAAAAGCTTTTGCACTCGCAGACGCACCAAATTTGCAAAGAGAACTTCCAGAAAACATTTTAAACGAAATAGAATTATTTTTGTTTGATATAAAACTTGATATAGATTCAGCAAAAAACGATTAAAGCGGGATAACTGGCTAAATTTTGAGTTTTTTCTCGCGACAGAATTAGGCAAGACATTACAGGAATTAAGAAAATTGATTACTCAGGAAGAATTAATATACTGGGCTGGATATTATGAAAACAAATTTGACGAAGAAAAAAGGGCAGCACAACGACAAAAACACAATTCAAGGTAATATATAATAAAGGCTTTTTTTATCTGTGGCAGAGGCAGTAGTAAGACTTAAAGTTGATGCCAGTGGTGCTACTAGGGCATTAAACGGAGTACAATCTCAAACAAATAAGTTACAGTCTGCTTTTGGTGGTCTTAGAACTGCTATTGGTGGAATAGGTCTTACTCTTTTAGCCAGAAATGCAATAAAGACATCAGCAAATTTTGAAAAATTAAATGTCAGGCTAGGTTTATTAACGAAAGCATCTGGGACTTTTGCAAAGTCACAGGAATTAGCGGCACAAGCACAAAAAAGTTTTGGGTTGAGTGCAACTGAAGCTCTTGAAGGAATTACTGATATAACAGCGAGATTACAGCCTCTAGGTGTTTCTGTTGATGATATAAAAACAACATTTTTTGGATTTAATACTGCTGCTAAGTTAGCTGGTGCATCTGCAATAGAATCATCAAATGCATTTAGACAGTTAGCACAAGCGTTAGGTTCTGGACGATTACAAGGAGATGAATTTAGAAGTATATCTGAACAAATACCGACAATTCTAAAGCCAGTTGCAGACGAACTTGGGACGACTGTAGGAGAACTTAAGAAATTTAGTAGTGAAGGAAAAATAACCAGTGCTGTTGTTATAAGAGCATTGAAAAAAATTGAAAATGAAGGAGGCAAGTCTTTAGCAAAATTATTAAAAAATGACCCAACACAGGTATTTAAAAACTTATCAAACGAAACAGAAAATTTATCAAGAGCATTTGGTGATGCTTTAGCCCCTGCTATTTTACCTGTCATAAGAGGAATTACAGAAATTACTAGAAGAATTACAGATTTTATAAATTCTGGGGCTGGTAAAGTTTCTCTTACTTTTACTGGTATTGCCGTTGCAATTAAAAGCGTAACTGTTATTACACCTATACTTATTGGACAATTTGCAGCAATGTCAACAACATTACAGGTTAATGCAGCTAATTCAATATTGGCATCTACTGGTCTAAAAGGTCTTGCTGCTTCATCTTTTTTAGCTGCTGGTGGAATAACAAAAGCAGCAATCGCTCTAAATCTTTTAAAAGTAGCTCTTGTAAAAACTGGTATTGGTGCGGCAGTTGTTGTTTTAGGCACATTAGCAGCAAAATTTATTGATAATAAAAATGCTACAGAAGCAAGTGCAAAAGCAGCAAAAGATTTTGATAACAATTTGAAAGGTATAATTGAAACTGCTGATAAGACAGAAAAAGCGTTAAATGATCTTGCTATAACCAATAAAGAATTTCAACTTTCTCAACTTGGTACTAGTCGAAATGATAAGGCCACAGCTAAAAGACTTGAAAGAGAAATTGATTTACTTAAAGATAAAAAAATAATTTTAGATGCAGAGGCAAAAAGAAATGAAGATTTAGCTAAAAACAAAAAATTTAATGATAAAACTATTGCAGCATTAAAACAAATTACTACTTTACAAAATAAACTTTCAGGAAAAAAAGAAGAACAGATAACTCTAGAAGACCAGATAAATGAAATTAAAAAAGAATATACTGGTGAAGATGCAAAGCAACTTATAGGTTTAACAAAAACTATAGATGAACTTAAGAAAAAGAATGAAGAATTAGATAAAAGTAAAAAAAAGGCAGAAGAATTAAAACAAAAATTTAAAGATATCGGCGAAGAAATAGAAGGCAGTATTAAAAATAATTTAAGGGATGCTATTACTGGCGCACAATCATTTGGACAGGCAATGACAAATGTATTAAATAAAATTAGAGATAAAATTATTGATAATCAGTTAGATAATTTATTAGGGAATTTTGGTAGTAATTTTAGTTCTAGTGCAAGAGGAGGAGAAAGAAAAGGTTTTGCTGGATTTTTGGGTGGTTTGATTGGTGGACTTTTTGCAAATGGTGGTCAACCACCTGTCGGTAAGGTTTCAGTTGTTGGAGAACGTGGGCCAGAATTGTTTGTACCAAAAACCGCTGGTACTATAATTCCTAACAATGCAATTGGTGGAGGCGGTACAACAAACAATATGATCACCGTAAACGTAGATGCTTCCGGAACTTCTGTTCAAGGAAGTGGGTCAGAAGCTGATCAGTTAGGCGGGTTGATTGCTTCTGTTGTGCAGGCAACTATAATTGATGAACAAAGGGCAGGGGGTTTATTAAATAGATAATGGCTACATTTCCATCAATAACTCCCACTTATGGGATGAGAAAACAAAGCAAACCAAAAGTAAGAGTAACTTCTTTTGGTGATGGTTATGAGTATAGGGCTTTATATGGCCTTCCATTATCGCAAGACCCTAAAGTATATGATCTGACTTTTAACGTGTCTGAGACTAATGCAGATGTCATTGAGGCGTTTTTAAGAAGTAGGGTTGCAGATCAGGCGAGTTTTACATTCACACCCCCAGCCGAAGGGTTCAGTGCAAAAACAGGTACTTTTGTTCAATCAGATGGAAGTGGTTCTGCTGGGACAATTATTACTGTCACTTTTACGAATCATGGTGTGGCAATAGGTGATGTATTAACAGTTGACTTTAGTTCTGGCCCTACTGATGGATCATATGTGGTTGCTTCTTCTGCTGATGCTAATACTTTTACACTTACTTCAACCGCTGCTGACAGTGCATTGGTAACAGTTGCAACTAATGTTGATTTTACACTTTCTGGTGCTGGTCAATATGTCTGTGATTCCTGGACAAAAACTATACCTTATAACAACAGAGCAATAATAAATTGTTCTTTTCGTGAAGTATTTGAACCATAATGGCAGTACCTACAAGTGCACTTCAGGGATTAACAAATAAATCTATTATTGAGTTATATTCTGTTGAATTAAAAGCTGATATACACTACACAAAGCATCTTTCACAAACATTTAGTTGTGCATATTCACAATCAGGTCAAACAATAACAGTTTTTTTTCAAAGTCATGGTTTTTCTGTTGGTTTAATTTTAAGCCTTGATTTTACTTCAGGTAGTGGAATCGATAATGTTTATACAATACAAACAGTTTTAACAGATTCTTTTACTGTTACTGGTACGACATCACAAACTACAGGTGGTATTGTTAGTTTTAACGTAAATGCAAACCTAACAAATCCAACTGTTTATTTATTTCATAGTGGTAATAACATGAAAGATAGTTTGGACATAGTTTGGCAATCAAACACTTATTCAAGGATGCCTGTAAAAGCTGATGGATTTAAATATTCTGGCAAAGGTAAATTGCCAAGACCAACTTTGACTTTATCTAATTTATTAGGAACAATAACTTCAATACTACAACTTACAAATCAAATTACACCATTATCAGATTTGGCAGGAGCAAAAGTAACAAGGCGTAGAGCATTGAGTAAAGACCTTGATGAAGTTAATTTTCCATCTGATGTTAATCCATATAAAAGTGGTTCTGTTGATCCTTCAGCAGAATTACCGCGTGAAGTTTATTTTATTGAAAGAAAAACTATTGAAAATAGAAATATAGTTCAATTTGAACTTGTAAGTTCTTTTGATCTGTTTGGTGTATCAGCACCAAAAAAACTTGTAACAAAAGCTGACTTTCCACAGGTCGGAACTTTTGTTAATTTTTAATTATGACTTGGAAAGAATCTTTTATAACATATGCAAAAAAAGAAGCACCAGCAGAAGCTTGTGGTTTGCTTGCAATAATAAAAGGCAAAGAAACTTTTTGGCCTTGTAAAAATTTAGCAGAGGGAAAATTTGAATTTTTTATTCTTGACCCTGATGATTGGGCAGAATGTGAAGATACAGGAGAAGTTATTGGGGTAATACATAGTCACCCTGTAGGAGCTGCAACACCATCAGATAATGATAGGGCAGCTTGTGAACATCTTGGGTTTCCATATTTTATTTATAGTATTGAACACGAT